GTTCCCTTGTTAGTGAACTCAAGGTAATGGGATCCACCAGATATTCCCCATTCTTTCAGTTTCGTGTTAAGCCCACGCATACTGTGCCAACCAGTGTAGCCGCTCATAGTGCGCCTCTCGGTGAGGTACGAGTACTGATCACCTAAACTTGCTTGGCGAACCCAACTATCTTTGCCAGGTAATGTAGTTGTCAACACACCAACTTTCAGTGGTATGTCTGCTTCTTTGGCCCATTCCAAATCATACTCCAATCTCTTAGCGATCTTGTATTGATTTCTCTTGGCACGTACTTTCTCGCACCCGGGGCATAGTCGCCACCGGGGGCATAAACTACGGTCGTTCAGAAACTGGCGGGCGTTAGTACACCCATCCGGCGTTGCCTCCACTTTCATGCACTGATCCTCCCATTTGCCCGAGACCCCCCAAGAAAACTTGGGAGGAAACCGAGGGGTCCGGACAATTGATTCTTGCAACATCGAGTATTAAAATCCTCAATGTTATTTTTTAGCAGGTAGTGTAGTATAACAAGTAAGGAACTTGCTTTGGAGCCCACCGTTGTTCCGCTGGCGCTGCACATCCGGCTTCTTAGTGACAGCACATCGAGCCGTTGTTCGATGTACGTCACGTCGAGAGGCTCAGGCTTCGCAGATGGAAGTGAGGTCATTCCACCCACTCCTCGCCGCATCTGTAGCATATGCAATGGGTGACAGTGCCATGGCCTTCCTTGAAAGGCTCAGACTCCTGATCACCAATGGTTATCTCAAAACAATCAGTTGATTGTAATGTGTACCCACAGTGTTCACAAACGGAACGTTCAGCACATTCCTTGCCCATAACTGATCACCTGTTCGGTTAGACCGAGCATGTGGCCAATGAGCACCGCCAGCAAGTAACTGACGTTATTCTGTCTGAGATGTTGTAACACAGACGCAAGTTGAATTGCCTTGATTGGAGACGGTGCTGGAAGTTCTTCCATCAGATCCGCTCCATGTTGTGCGCTTTCACGCCCTTGTAATCACCAGATTGGACGGTCACGCTAATTCCATTATTCATGGAATCGAACGTTTGTCCATTTGCTGACATGTACACAAGACCGCACGGTGCATCGAAGTACCCCGTACTAATCTTCTGATTGCCAGCAGCGCCAACGGTAAGAGTTGCCACTTTCATCCACAGGCTTGGGAAAGACCCAGCAGCGTATGGTGGTCTATTGCCACGTTGTTGGAGAGCCTCCATTTCGACCGCAGAAGCGTCTGCTTCTAAGTCGTCGTAAGGGCCAGCCCCCGTTGGGAACGTTGGTGAAAAATTGGTGCTGCCAGCCAAATCGTACTCGTTGATCACTGAGTAAGACGTTGCTGTTGTTGCACCGGCCCAGGAAAAGGTCCTGGTTACGCCGGCTGAATCTTCAACGATCGAGTCGTCAAATTCACCGTCGACAATAAGAGCACTTGTTGGGGTCGTTGGGTTTCCATCCACAACCGGGTACATGTCCGTTGCCGTAATGCCGCTTGTGATCCGGAAATCAAACCAACGTGCGACAGTATCTGCGGACAGATTCTCACGCTCGTCTGTATAAGCCCGATGGAAGACAATCTTGGCTTCTTCAAACGCCTTCTGGACGTACCAGGTATCCATCAATGCCCAGACATCGATTGTAGTCCCGACATTTAGGGACGAAGGATCCACGTCAACCTTTTGCGTGTACCTTTTTCCATAGCGATAGAGGCGATGGTTGGTCTGACTCAATAAACGACCGGTGTCGAATTGAACAGAAGTTGTTGCAGGAGCACCAGTTACTCCAAGATGGAGTTTACGCTGCACTGGTAGATAGGTCAGTGGCTTTTTCTTTGTGAAGGAAGGATCCTTCTTCATTGCTTTCTTCTTATGTCCAGAGGAGGCCATATTCCGGTTTGGAGCCGATTAGGCATATCGTCTTTCCGGTCCATTTCTCATCCAGTCTCCAAATGGTCTCGCTAATCGAGGCAGATGACGTCCGTGACCTGTCCTCTGCTTACCATGCTCATAGCCCCCTGCGAGGAAATTTGTAACATCTGCCAATTTCCCCTCGGGTACTTTCACTGGTTTTGTCACGTACTCTACTTTGGCAGAGTAACGTGCAATTGATGCCAACTCATCTGCGCTGGCAATATCCAAAGTGTATAATCGACCTAGGCCCAAAGGCTCAAGGATCCGTTTGTTACTCCTGGTCTTATTTTCGGCTTTCTCGGTTTGAAGCCTCATCGTTAGATCGTCATTCCATTCGAGCTGCTTTGTCGTTTCCTTCAGAGGAACCTGCCAATCATCTTCGAAGCCGACCAAAATGGAATGCATGTGAGTATTCCATGTTGTTCCCTTGTTAGTGAACTCAAGGTAATGGGATCCACCAGATATTCCCCATTCTTTCAGTTTCGTG